AAGTACGCCCTGCGGTGTCCATATTATATTCCCACTCACCAAAACGGCCCACAGCGACCCGCACAGCGCCACACAAGGCATAAAGCGACCCCGGCCCACTCCATCGGGAGCAAGCCGGGGTATTGTCATTTGTTGTGGGCCAGGGATAGGACGGCGCAGCGCTCTTTGTCTGCGTCCCACCAGGCGCAACGGGAGCCGGGGCACAAATACATATCGTTCAAAGTGATACCACCGCTTGCTCGGCATCCACTCATAAGCAGAGGGCAAAATTTATAGTCGATAACTCCTGACGGATTTTCATCCATAGTCGCAGCCTCCAAATAGTCGTTTCATAGTCCTTTGACTTCCAAAAAGTTCCTGAAATAGTCGCTGATAGTCGTTTACTCCTCCACCACCACAGACCCGGCGATCCGCTCTTCAAGCTGCTTTTGGTCGGGAGAGTCGCCGAGGGGTGGAGCCGTAGTCGGGGCAATATCAATAACATCCCGATAGCCAAACATGTTCTTTGCTAAAAAGATTCCAGAAGCGGGGTTAAGCTTCCCATTTTGCATATAATCAACCCACATTTCTTCCAAAATCATGATGGCTTTTTTAATCATCCCTGAGTGTGTGGAACTGCGGTACTGCCCATTTTTCCATGTTCTAAGCGTGTCCGGGTCAATTCCAATCCAGTTCGCCATACCAACCATATTAGGTTTCCGGTCATTCTCGACGCAGAACTGGAAATAGTCGTAAATTCTTTTCTCCACCTGGTCAGGATCAGATATATCGATTGGGGGAAGGTCAAGGGAAGCTAAGGCGTATCTAAGATAGCGAGAGTTGTCGCCCGGCTTTACGTTCTCCTCTCCAAAGTGCTCCTGTGGATTTGGCACCCAAGACCGTTTCTTCACTTTTTCTAAGATAGTCGTATCATTCTTGTTCAGAGTTGTCACCCTCCTCCACGACATCAAATCTATCATCATGTCTCCATCCATAGTTGTAAGGTTTGATAGCGTTGCAGATCAAGTCTTTGCAGATGTTCATAAAGTCTTTTACCTGTTGCTCCGTTAGTTTTCCGTCTCCCCATGATTGCGCGGATTGCAAGGCATCACATCCAGAACAGGACCCATACCACGCAAAAGTCATGAGATAGTCTTCCGGGTCCGGCTGGTAGGAATTGAATGGAATCAGATAAATCAAAGTCCCTTGATAGTCGCCATCATCAATTTCGTGAACTCTGTCTATAAAAAGATTCTCATTGTCGAATCGGCTATCATCATTATAAATCTTATCAAAGGCAATCTTTACAAGGTCTACATAGCTACATTCATTCAGATCATCTCTTGAGGACAGTTCTGTTCTGAGCTTATCCTGGTTTTTATCCCAGAGCTCTTTCATAATCTTCATCATTTCCCAAACACCGCCTTCATATAGTCGCTGGTCAAATATAGAGCCCCTTGATTTGTGATCCCCTGCTTTACCAGCCTGTTGTTCAAAGATTTAGGCGCGCTCCGGATCCTGCGCCTGCGGGACGACATATTTGAGCGGGTTAGGATTTGCACCTAACATGAATGGATTGCTGTCTAACGCCCGTCGCGCATTTCTGCGGCCTACAAACCCGAGGGACTATACCCATACCGTTAGCAGGATTATAGGTGCCATTCTACCCGTCACCATAGCGTCTACTATTGCTTGCAATCGCACAAGCTTTACCACAATTAGTGTCTATTCCGCCACCGCTCAATGGTTCCAGACCGGCCAGCATCTTTTCACCAGCCACATGGCACATCCGGCTTAAATGGCCGTTGATGTGTGCACAGCTCCATGCGCTTAGCTTCTCGCGCTTCAATGCAGATCTGTCTGGATGGTTCCACCGCCCGCCTCATGCGAGTGGCATACAAAGCCCAACACGGCCCACCCAATTCTCTCCGTGTTGGATAGCAGCCCACATGCCGAAAACAGGCTGCTGCCACAATGGAGCCGAGAGGCGGTATTGAGCCGCCACACGTACACGGCGTTGTCCATGGACGCCGCTTTCGCTTCTGCTACAGCACTCGGCATATTTTTGACTACCTGATACAAGTACTCATAAAAATCATAAAAGACAAATTCCAAACCATTCCAATCAGGTCATCTTTTCCCTTCGCTTTGAAGGCTAAATAAGCATATACAATCATAAGGACAAGGCAGATAAATTCTGCAATGATTCTAAGCACATCCACAAACTTTACGCCATCCAATCATAAAATCTGTTTTCAGCTATTTTGTCTCTTTTTCTTTTCAACTTGTGGTTCTCTTTTGATGCTCTTCTGTTAGCCTTGCATTGATTACAATTATTTCTATTTTTGCAGAACCAGCATCCATCCTATCCCCACCAGTACCAATCTGGCATAGACGGTCTTGGTTTACGCTTTGCCTTTCCCATCATGCACTCCAAATTTTTTCTGGGCGCTTCCCGCTTAGATTGTCACAC